TCAAACAGAATCAAGTTGCTACCGCGACTTCGCAATTTAATGGTGGCATACCTTCTATACAATGAAACGCCGATTTGTACAAATGAGGGAACCTCCGTATGACTTCGTGGAGGTCACGAATGAGTACGAACCACCTCGGCGCGATGATTTGCTTTATGGTGATCGCGGCTATGATGGTCTGCGGGCTAGTGATGGGGCTAACATATCTACTCGCACGAAACATCGTGAGTATATGAAACGTAATGGTCTCACGACAATGGATGATTTCGCTGGTCAATGGGCTAAAGAACGCAAGGCTCGAGATGATTATTTTACTGGTAAACGCGGATCAGTAAATAGACAAGATATAGCTCGGGCCATAGAGCATCTTCAGACGAAAGATTCTCGAAAACACTAGACTTTTTTACCGATTCGCGGTATAATTGGATTACAATGAACGAACAAGAGCTACTCGAAAGGCCAGAGACAACAGAGGCTCCTGAACCAGCCCCTTCTCTGCGTGATACAATTGAGGAAGCAATTGAAGTATCCGAGTCTGGTCCTGATGGCGCTGCTACTAGTGCTCCTGTACCTAGTGGTGCACCTTCTGCTGAAGGGGTAAAGACTCCAGCAGTAGCAGGCGAAGTTGCCCCCACTGCGAAGAAACCTGATGCTGCGACGATTCCGGACACCGAATTAAAAGCGCCCTCTCAATGGAAACCTGAAGTACGGGAGCATTGGAACAAACTTCCCAAAGCGGTTCAGCAAGAAATCCATCGGCGTGAAGGTGACGCTATGCGACTCATTGGGTCGGTAGGGCCCAAGATTCGTATGGCAGATGAGGTTATGACGCATATGACCCCATTTGCAGAGCGCCTTCAGACCAATGGGGTGAGTCCATCCACCTTTCTTGGTGATGTATTTACTACCATTCGTAACTTGGCCGGAGGTACGCCGCAACAAAAGGCCGAAGTTGTGGCTAACATCGTCCAGTCTTATGGTGTCGATTTGCGTGCTCTTGATGCGGTGTTGACCAATCGCATTAAAGCTCCGCCTGAAGTAGTGCAAGCAAGGCAAATGGCTGCTCGGGCTGAGATGGTCCTGCAGCAAAACGCTCAAAACGGCGTGCAGCAAATTCAACAAGAAGCAGATACGGTAGTAGGTCAGTTTGCAGCTGATCCAAAGCATGAGTTCATTGACGATGTTCGGGACCTGATGGCTGATCTAGTAGAAGCAGGCCGGGTGCATAACCTGGAAGATGCCTACTCAGCAGCCATATGGGCTCATCCCGATACTCGCAAGATCCTCTTACAGAGGGAAGCTCAACAGCGTGCGGTCGCCAAAACGCGACGCGCTAGTGCGGCTCGAATGGCCAGTTCTTCGGTATCCGGTACTCCCAGCCTTCCTGGTGGCGTAGCGGGTGCAAGTGGGAACGGGTCTTTACGTGAGTCGCTCGAAGCAGCCTTCGATGAACATTCTTCCATGTAAAGGATAATTCATGTCTTTCCCCAATATTACCGACATCGTCGCGACAACGATACAGAATCGTTCGCGACAAATCGCGGATAATGTGACCGCGAACAATGCTCTGTCTGCAAAACTCAACCAGCGCGGGAACGTCAAGACGTTTTCGGGCGGCAATACGATCATGCAAGAAATGTCGTTCGCCATGAACGCGAACGGCGGCTGGTATTCTGGGTATGATCTGCTCCCCGTGGCCGCGCAAGATGTAATTTCGTCAGCGGAATACGCCATCAAGCAGCTTGCGTGCCCGATTGTTATGTCCGGACTGGAGCAACTCCAGAATGCCGGTCGTGAACAGATGATCGATCTGCTGGAAGGTCGTATCTCTGTGGGCGAGAGCACGATGGCGAATCTGCTATCCGGTGGTCTGTACGCGGATGGTACGGGTTCTGGCGGCAAGGAGCTGACCGGACTGAACGCCGCCGTGCCGACCAACCCAGCCACTGGCGTGTACGGCGGAATTGACCGCGCCACGTGGGCCTTCTGGCGTCCGAAGGTGGTAGGCCGCGCAAACCTGGCCGTTCCGGGTCCGATCACTCCCGCCAATATCGGGGAGGCCATGAACAAGCTCTGGGCTTCCCTGGTTCGTGGGTCCGATCGACCGGACCTGATCGTGTTCGACACGATCTTCTGGGGCACGTACCTCGCCAGCCTGCAAGCGCAGCAACGTTTCACGCAGGCGGAAACGGGCAAGCTCGGATTCCCGACCATCAAGTACATGGACGCGGATGTGGTCCTGGACGGTGGTATCGGCGGATTTTGCCCCGCGAGCACTGGCTTTTTCCTCAACACGAAGTACATCTTCCTGCGCCCGCACTCGGCGCGGAATATGGTACCTCTCTCACCGAATCGCCGGTACGCGATCAACCAGGATGCGGAAGTTCAAATCCTGGGCTGGGCGGGGAATCTTACCACCAGCGGCGGTCAGTTTCAAGGTCGCTTGATCGACGCCTGATCGTCTGCGTCTGAGGTGCTAACCTGGGGACGTAAGTCCCCAGGTTCTTTTGAGGAGAAGTACATGTCTGCGATCAATATGGCCGGAACGGTTGCTCCGAACCCATCCCTCGGTAAGACCGTGGCGATGGATCCATTCTCGGGACCCAAAGGTTCCCCGAAGGATGCTAAGGTTTACCCCACGAACGTCTGGCCGCCGGTGATCGGTTCGGCCATCGTCGACGTCAACAATCAATCCACCGGTGCGCTCTCAACGGGCATCGGGTTCGATCTCAACGCCAAGAGCGGCGGCATTAACCCGAATGATATGGGCCCCGTTAACTGGCGGTCTGGGTTCGACTACGCTGAACAGCCCGGTCTGACTATGCCGTCTCTGGCTCTCGCGCCAGACGCTCGGTTGCTGGCTATCGGCGGTGGGAGAAGTGGCCCCGCTACGGTGGCTAATGGCGGAGCGGCCCCCACTACACCCTGGAATGCTCAACCTATCTTGGCTTTCGGTAACGGTGGGTCGAGGGATGCCGGGGCAGGTCCAGCCTTCACCGGTTTCGGCATGCGGATGTCTACGGCAGCAGCTGCTGCGGCTCCTGGCGCTGTTATCGAAGCTGGTTACACCAACCGTTCTACGGCCACAATTCCGATCGGTGCGGCGGGATTTGGCTCCACGATAGCAGCCTCCCCCGCTCCCGCATAAAGAGGTAACAATGGATACAGTATCACTCGCCCCGACCAACTGGGACGCAGTAAAAGACCCCATGATGGAAACGGATCAGCGTTACGCCATGGACTCGAAGCTGTATGTTAACTTTTACTTACGTCCAGTGCTCCAGCAAACAAAATCCGATGAAGCTAATCGTCCGATCTTCGTGGATGTCGAACATGTTCGGATTATGGTGCCGGGCGATAAGCTCAGTATCGTCGACCGCGTTGCCTCGCCCGACGACAAGGCACGCTTCGCGGACCATTATGCCAAGTTTAAGGCTGGTCAAGGGGATCAAGTCGTCGGCACCAGGTTGGAGGCCGTGCCGTGGATGTCGAGAAGTAAGGTTGAAGAATACAAATTCTTCGGCATTTTCACGGTCGAACAACTCGCGGTAGCATCGGACGAGGTTGGGCAGAAATTCCAAGGATTCCAGAGCGACAAGTCTAAGGCTCAGGTCTTCTTGGATTCAGCGAGTGGCACGAATGCTCGTGTGAAAGAACTGGAGCGTCAGGTTGCTACTTTGCTAGCTCAACAGCAGATGAGCAAGAATGAAGCTTCAGATAGTCCTGGTCAAGAATTGCCCCAAGGACCCAATCTGGAACCGTCTCAAAGGGCCGAACGTAAGGCCAAGTAATGGCTACCCGATCTTCACCGAGACCACTGGGGCCGTCTGCGCCCCCACAGACGACTCTTATTGAGATCGTCAATATAGTGGCTCGGTCGGTCGGCCATCCGACCACGGTCGATGTAGCATCCTCCACCGATGAGGCGATCCTTCGTATTGCGTACTACGCAAATCTCGCGGGGCAAGAATTGCTGTTGATGAATCCCGGTGGATGGTCGGAACTTCAATCTTCTGGCGAAATTGACATCATTCAAGATGCGCCGGGGCAAGTGGAGAAGGGGTTTGCGTTACCTGCCGATTACTTCGCCATGATTGATGATACTCATTGGAATAAGAGTACTCAATTGCCGGCGATTGGCCCTGTTACTTCTCAAGATTGGCAATGGATGATTGTTCGCCAAGCGATGATCACTACTCGCTTCCTTTGGCGCATCCGGAACAAACAGTTGTGGATCAAATCTCCCCCAGCAACGGCTGAGCAGTTCACCTTTGAGTATCTATCCAAGTATTGGGTTGTTGACGGAACAGATGGATCCTTGAAGGAGATGATGGTCAATAACGGTGACTATCATATTTATCCTTGGCAATTGATGACCCTCTTTACCAGGGCGAAATGGTTCGAGAATGAGGGTTTTGATTCCACCGGTGCTTACGCTGATTTTAAGCGTTCTCTTGATTACGAAGTCGGTACAGACAAAGGCGCTACTGCGCTGTCGCTTGTTCCCGGCTCAGGGTATCCGTACATAAATGCGGTGAAAAACATCCCTGACACCGGTTACGGGGCAGCTTAGCGCCTATGCAGCTACCGCGCAGCCTAGACCGCAACGTTCTTCCTCAGCTTCGCCCCGCTCGGGGGCAGCAGATGCGGTTACCCATGCCTACGGCTGGGTTAAATCTCATGGCTAATACCATGACGATGACTTCTGATGATTGCTATGTCTTGGAGAATCTGATCGCTAAGACCCAGGGTCTTGAGATTCGTAAAGGCTGGCAATATTGGACCCCTCTTGCGAATAAATTTGTAGATCAATCAGTTAAGACTATCATTTCATTCGTGGCTCAAAGTACAGCTGATTCTCGCCTATTCTGCGGAGTTACTGATAATAAGGTCTACGATATCACTACTCAGAATAATGCTCCAGTATTATCTCTGACTCCTACGACTAATGCAATCAATGCGGGAGAGTGGTACTTCACGAATTATGTTACAGCTTATATCACTACCCTTTGTATGTGCGCAGCGGGAGCTGGGTATTACATTTACACGAAGGCGGGTGGTTGGCAAGAAATTACTATTGGTTCGGGCTCAGACGGTAAAACAGTTACGTTTCCCTCTGGCGATATTGGCACCACTAAAGATTTCGCTTTCTGCTGGGTCTGGAAGAATCGCCTCTGGTTCATAGCCCAGAAGACAGCTAAGTGCTATTACCTGCCTATAGGCCAAACTGCTGGGGCCTTGTCCGCATTTGATTTTGGCCCCCAATTGACTGCTGGTGGGCCGCTCTCTTATGCTTGTAACTGGACTTATGACTCTGGTCAAGGTATTGACGATTCACTCGTCTTGGTATCAGAGAATGGCAACGTGCTTGTTTACCAAGGTACGGACCCTGCCAATGCTACGAGTTTCAGTCTTAAAGGTGTATGGACGGTCGGACGTACCCCTGTAGGACGCCGTGGATTCGCTCAGTACGGGGGCGATGTCTTGATGGTGACGGAATATGGCGTTGTC